ATTTTGAGCGATTGGTGACTTTATAATCTTTAATAAGTTAAAAAAGTCCATCGGTCTATTGGCGACAGGTGTACCAGTTAATAACCAAATTTTCTCTATATTGTGTTTGGTTGATAACTCTACCATTATTTTACCACGAATACTATCATTGTTTTTTAAATTATGTGCTTCATCAACAATCGCAAGGTCAAACCCAGCATTGGCTAATTCTCGGTTTAATAAAACTTCTGGTTCACCTTCTTTTTTCTTTTTACCATCCGTTAATGTGTGAAAGTTTTTAAGAATGTCAAAATTAATAATTGTAAACTTAGCCTCTTTCCATTTTTTACCGTCAATAATAACGGTTTCATTACAAAAGACATTTATTTCACGTTCCCAATTAATCTTGGTTGATGATGGGGCCACAATTAAAATTTTCTTGGCACCACTTTCTAATGCAGCTATAATTGATTGGATACTTTTTCCAAGCCCCATATCGTCAGCCAAAACACAACCATTTCTAGATAAAAGAAACCTAATTCCTTCTTCTTGGTGAGCATATAATTTTTTGCCGTATTTTGATAGTATTTTATTATACTTATCAAAATCTACACTTACATTTAACGGTTCAAAATATGGGTCATCAGTTACTTGTGTTTTTGGTAACCAATACATCTTAGATTCTGTTTGGTTACGTTTTAATTTTCCATAAACATGGTAAGCTTTATCAGTTTCCGCTAGTATGAATTCTACCAATACTTTTTCTGGTATAAAAGTTAAGTCTTCTTTTGTTTTAAGTTCCTCACCTAAGTAAGGTGTAATACCAATGATTCTGTTTATAAATAAAGGGTCTCTAGTTATATTATTTATAATGTAATTTGCTTGATTTTCAGTCAATCCAAGTTTATTGTTCTTTAATAACTCATTTTTTAACTTAAGTAAATATGGGTTGATACCTTCATACTTTTCCAAAAGTGAAATGGCTGACCGTCCTCGTATATCGTTTAGTGTTATCAATGTCTAAATTTTAAATTTTATTATATGTAAATATAATAAAAAAAATTAATAAAATCAAGAGTTGTCTAAATAACAAATTTCAAATATTTATAAATAAAAACATGGATAATAAAAAGGTAACTCCAATCACGAGGATTAATAAATTTTTTTCTGAAGAGGATTTCCAACTTGAAATAGAAATGGGCAGAGAAGCTATTGAGGGTGATGGAAACTTCACTGTTATTCTTTATAGAGTAGATAGACAATTGACAGAATATGATGACTTATACGGTGAAGCTACCAAAGATGGTATTAGATTTTTACCACCAGTAGAATTAAAGGTTATACCAATTATTGAAGAGCCAGAAAACAAAACATATAACACAAACGGTTCATTAAGACAAATTCAAGATGGTCCGTTTACATTCGGTATATATTCAAAACAATTAGGTGAGTTAAAAACAGAAATAAGCTACGGTGATTACATTGGCTATCCTGTTACTGAAACTGAAATTAGATATTATAGTGTAGTTAATGACGGTATAAAAAATTACGATAACAAACATACGATTATGGGTTACAAGGGTGCCTTTAGAACGATTAAATGCGCACCAGTGGATAACACAGAGTTCCGTGCTATGTAATTAAACAAATGATTTATTATGGCAAAGCCAAAAGCTTATATGAGCAATATTAATATAGTTGAAGGGAAAATAGGTTTTCCAAGAAGACAAGAAATCCTTGACGATATCGCCAACAATGGTACATTTTTACCTAGGGGTGTTATGATTGAGGACATGGACCAAACCTTTATTGAATTTTTGCAAGCGGATAATGGTTTATCAATAACTGTAGAGGGTAAAAAGGTACCTGTTATATTTTTAACAATACAAAGATGGAGTGAGTTTACAAAAACTTGGAAATTTGGTGATGAATATAAAAACATCGAAATGCCATTTATTACAGTTGTTAGAAAACCAGACGTTCAACAAGGACAAAACCAAGCTGGGTTGTGGAACATACCTGGAAACAAAACCTTTACCTATATGAAAGTACCAACTTGGGATGGGATTAGAAAAGGTATTGATTTATATAAGATACCACAACCAACACCTGTTGGTATTACTTATGAAGTTAGATTATTCACCAATAGAATGAAAGACCTAAATAAATTCAATATGTTGATTCAAAGGGCCTTTCAGTCAAGACAATGTTACATAAGTGTTAATGGTCACCCAATGCCGTTACTTTTAGAAACAATTGGTGATGAAAGCAATATTGATGATTTTGAAAACAGAAGGTTTTATATTCAAATGTTTGAAATAAAACTAGAAGGGTATATGTTAGATGAAGAAGACTTTGAAGTGGTACCTACAATAAATAGAACCATTACTAGCTTAGAAGTTGCTGAAACCAATATAGAAAACAATGTTATATTTGAACCAATAATAAATAACACGGGTGCTACTTATTCATTTATTTGGAACCCCAACGGTTCATCAAGATATTATCTTACAGTTACTGATACAGTAACGTTTAATCAAATAAATGATATTGATAAGATAACAAGGATTGTTATTTATGTTAATGGTATTTCAATATTTGATGGGACTGTAATTGGTGCTCCGATAGTGTTTAATCAAAATGATTCGGTAGAAATAAAGGTTTATAAGCCTAATTATTCTACTGGTAAATTTACGTTATTGGGGACAATTTAATTTTCACCGTATAAGTCTTTTTTTGGTGTACATTTTTCACGAATAAGCTTTTCGACAAAAGCAAACATTTTCAACCCATTTTCTTCGCAATATTTTTTTAGCATTTCATGGGTTTTTGACGTTATTTTTAAGTTTTTATCTCTCTTCATAACTAGCATTTTAAATAAGTATGACAAAAGTATGAAAAAAAACATACTTAAATTAATTTATATTTTTAATGCCATCTACTTTTGTTAAAAACTTAATATTTATAATAAACAAAAGATAAAATAAGTTAAAATAAAACAAAAACAATATGGCGACAAGAGTATTCGTTAGTCCAGGTGTTTACACTTCAGAAAAAGATTTAACATTTGTAACACGTCAAGTAGGTGTAACATCATTAGGTTTAGTAGGTGAAACAACAATAGGGCCAGCTTTCCAACCAATTTTTATTAGCAATTATGGAGAGTTCCAATCTTTCTTTGGTGGTTTAAACCCTACTAAAGTTAAAGACAATGGAGCACCACAATATGAATTACCATATATTGCTAAATCATACTTATCTCAATCTAACCAATTGTTTGTAACTAGAGTATTAGGTTTTTCTGGTTATGATGCTGGTTTAGCTTGGGGTATTACACTTGATGCTGCAATGGACCCAGCTACTAGTGCAACAACTGGTGGTGCTTCATATGCACCATTGATTACGTATTCAGCAACTTCTGCTGGTACAATAACTAGCTTGGTTTCTAGTGATGCGTTTTTACAATCATTGATTAATGACGGTACATTGACTAGTACTCTAGCTTATTTAGGTACAGCCTCTACTGGTTCTAGTGTTAATATAGGTCCAGTTTATATTAAAAACGCTAACATATTTAGTGGTATATCATTTAACTTATATGTTAATGTTACAGGTACCAACGGTTCAAATATTACTGGTACAACTACTGGTGTAACTGTTTACTATTCTGGTAGTGCTTATTCAGATGTAGAAAACCAATTGGTTGCTTTATTGCGTTCTAGAGGAACTATAGATAATTCAACACAATTACCTACATTTGAAGTTAGTGGTTCAACAGATGTACAATTTGACCCAGCTTATAGTGCTGCAACGGCTAATCCTCTTGGGTTATTCTCGTTAAGTGGTTCATCAACAAGACAAGGTTTATTCAATTACCAAGTTTCGTTAGATAGAACACAAAATAATTACTTACCAAAGGTATTAGGTAGAGGTGCTCAAGATGGTAAAACTACTTTGTTTGTTGAGGAGATGTTTGACAACATGTTTAAATCATTAAATGCTGAAGGTAAAATTAGAGGTGTCAAACAAACTTTAACATCTTACGGTAATGATTACTCTGATTACTTAAATGAATACCAACCAGCGGTAACACCTTACGTTGTTTCTGAATTACGTGGTAACAAGGTATTAAGATTATTCAGATTCTGGACTATTTCTGATGGTAATGCTGCTAACGAACAATTTAAGATTTCTATTGTTAACATACAACCAGATTCTAAAGAATTTGATGTTAGAATTAGAGCATACTACGATACAGATGCACAACCAGTAATTCTTGAAAGCTTTGCTCGTTGTACAATGGACCCATTATCTGCTAACTATGTTGGTAGAAGAATTGGTACATTAGATGGTGAATATGTTTCTAGGTCATCATATGTGCTTGTTGAAGTTAATGATGCTTCTGATTCAAGCAATGCATTCCCAGCTGGTTTTGTTGGTTATCCTGTTAGAGATTACCAAATAAATAGCAACACAAGTGTTGTTGACCCTAAATTAATGTATAAAACTGAATACACTACATTTGAAAATAAACGTAAATTCTATTTAGGTCTTTCAGAAACAGTTGGTATTGATTCAGATTTCTTCGATTACAAAGGCGTACCTCCAACTACTACACCAAATGAATGGACTGGTTTAACATATGGTTTCCACATGGATATTGATGCTACTGGTGCAACTATTGATGATGTATTTGAAGTTATTAATAATAGTGGTGCTACTTATAGCCCAATATTCTTATTCGATACAGGTAATGCTGAATTTAGAACAGATGCTGGTATAATTGGAACAGATTACGAAAAAATTTACGCTCGTAAATTTACCTTTGTACCTTATGGTGGCTTTGATGGATGGAATATCTACAACACTAGAAGAACCAATACTGACAGATATTTAATCAATGGTACTTACGGTCAAAACGGCTTAAATAGTGGTGCGTTTAAAAACAGAACACTTACAAGCGGTGACTTAGGTATAAACTCTGACTACTATGCTTACTTAGAAGCAATATGGACATTTAGAAACCCAGAAGCTGTAAACATAAACGTATTTGCAACTCCAGGTATTGACAACTTTGACAATACAAACCTTATCGAAGAAACAATCGAGATGATTGAAAACGATAGAGCGGACTCATTATATGTAATGACAACACCAGACACATCTAGTGGTTCTATACTATCTGTTGATGATGTGGTTGATAACTTATCAGACATGTATGATAGCAATTACTCTTGTACATACTGGCCTTGGATTCAAATAAACGATGCTGAAAACAATGTATTGATATTTGTTCCACCTACTAGAGACGTTGTAAGAAACATCGCATTGACCGACAACATTGCCTTCCCATGGTTTGCAGCTGCTGGTGTTCAACGTGGTGATGTTGATGCAATTCAAGCTAGAAAGAAATTAACACAATCAGAAAGAGATACACTTTACGAAAATAGAATTAACCCTATAGCTACCTTCACATCAGACGGTATCAAAATATGGGGTAACAAGACTCTTCAAGTTAAAGAAACTGCTCTTAATAGAATCAACGTTAGAAGACTATTATTACAAGCTAGAAAACTTATTTCTGCTGTATCAATTAGACTTTTATTTGACCAAAATGATAGTGTTGTTAGAAGTCAATTCTTATCACTTGTTAACCCAATATTGGATAACATTAGAAGTGAAAGAGGTTTAACTGATTTCCGTGTAGTTGTATCTAGAGACCCAGAGGAAATTGACAGAAATGAATTGAATTGTCAAATATTCTTGAAACCGACTAGAAGCCTTGAGTTTATACAAATCGAATTTGTTATAACACCAACAGGTGCATCGTTTGATAACATCTAATTAAAAATTAAAATAATAAAAGGGCCCCTATTAGGGGCTTTTTTATTTTAAATAATATTTATTAATAAAGATATGTCAAGAATAAAGATAACATACGAACAATATAACAGATTAATATTAAATGAACATCAAAATCGTTCTAATAAGATTAATTTAAATGAGGATATGAAAGAGGTCTTATTAGGCGTTTCTTTGATGATGGGTGTGCGTTTGACTGGACAGAACAAAGAAGTGGCTGAGAAGGCCCTTAAAAACGATTCTAGCATGTTAGAAATAAAGAAAGTGTTAGAAGATTCAAACAAGCTTAATAAATTGGTCGATGCGTTGACAGAAAAAGGGTATAACGATGCTGAAATAAAAATGGCTAAAAAAGCAAATGAAGTTGTAAACAAATATAATGATTACGCTAAGGATAACAACATCAAGCATAGATTAGATACCAACGCATTTAACAACTTAGTTAAGTTAGATAATGAATTAGCAAAGAAAACTTTACCTGACGCTTAATTGGCTTCAAGAATATCATATATTAAGCAAATAATTTTCCTTATATCATAAGTATCAGCCCACTCTTGTTTAGTTAAGTTTAAGCTATCCACCTTAACAGAATATTTTTCATATAGCTTCTGATGCCCACCTATATCGTAGGATATACCTTTCAATGCGTTTGATACCAATAAACACACTGTTGGACTATCAATATATGTCACCCAATCACACTGGTCTAAAAAAGAATCTAGCTCAGATTCATAGAGTGAAATTAGCTCTTCTTTTGTAAATGGAAGTTTTGTCATACTCAAATATACTAATTATTTTTATTATAAGCAAGTTTTATCTAAAGATTATAATATTTATAGAATATCGTAAATAAAGTTATAAAAAATAAAAATCACAATATTTATTATTAAATAATAAAAAAATTTAAAACAAATACAACATGGCTGATTTATTAATGAAAATGCCGTTGCCATACGAGCCTAAAAGAAAAAATCGTTGGTTAATAACATTCCCTTCAGATTTAGGTATTCAACAATGGTGGTTATCGTCTGCTTCAAGACCATCAATAACTCAAAACGAAGTTGAAATACCGTTCATCAATACCTCAACATGGGTTATTGGTCGTTTTACTTGGGAAGCAATTGATGTTACATTCCGTGACCCAATTGGTCCTTCAGCTTCACAAGCTATAATGGAGTGGGTTCGTTTACACTCTGAATCTATTACAGGTCGTCAAGGTTACGCAGCTGGTTACAAACGTCCAGTTGAACTTGAGATGCTTGACCCAACAGGTGTTGTTGTTGAAAAATGGTTATTAGATGGTACAATGTTAACAAACGTAGCATTTGGTGATTTATCATTTGAAGATGATGCGTTAGCTGATATTACAGCTA